GCCACAAGATAATGTATATTTTTCAAAACGTGGCGATAAAGGAGAAAAACCAACAACTGAAAAAGTTGCATGGGAAGATCGCTACACTTTCAGGAAAGAAGGATATACTCTTATTGGTATAAATGTTGGATTAAAAAAGACTGATAATGGTAAGGGTGTTGAAGTAAATGATATTAAACATCTTACACCATTTGATGCTACTAAATATATCAGTGAAAATCTAAAAGATGGTGTAAGTGTTTATGTTCGTGGAAACGTTGAATTTTCACATTATACAAATCAAGGTGGAGAAACTCAACATTCTTCAAAATTAGTTGTTACTCAGATTTCAATGTGTAAGCCTGTTGATTTTGAAGAAAAAGATTTTATTCCAACTGCATCATTTCAACAGCCTCTTGTTTTTACTGGTGGTCGTAAAGAAGGTAATGAAACTTTGTTGGAAGCATTAGTTGTAAATTATGCAACAGTTGAAAATGTAGATTTTATAATTAAAGATGAAAAATTATCTACAACATTTAAAAAGAATTTAAAAACATATACTGCAGTAAAAGTTTGGGGGAATATTGAGACCGTAAAAAATACTAAAGTTGTTGAAGATAGTGGCGAAGATGATGGTTGGGGTGAGAAAAATCCTTTGGATAAATTGACAGGACAGTACAGAAAAACATTTATTATTACTGGAGCGGATAAAGATTCTGTAGATCGAGAAACATATTCTGAAAAAGAAATTGACAAAGCTATTGAAACTATGAATGCTAACGATATAGCAAAAAAAGATTTTGGTGAAAGTGAAGATTGGGGTAGTGAAGATAGTAAAATTGAGGGCAAAAAAGAAGAAGATGATGATACTGCGTGGTAAAATATTGTATGGTAAAGGATAAATATGAAAAAACTAACTTTCAAATATAGTAATGAGGATGGGGATATTTCTTCAATTATTGTTGGTAAGGATCATGAGGAAGAAGAAGAATTAGATTTATTGAAACAATGTTTTGTTTTTCTTCTTAGAAAACTTGATTATACTGATGATCAGATTAATAGTGTAGTTAAGGATTAATGTGAGTTAATAAATCCGTACAATATCAATTAACATAAAAATATGATTGATATTGTACGGAAGATAAGTTGAGGGTTATGGGTAAAAATTTATTTCCAAGTAATTCTGAAATTTATTGTTTTGAAAATATAATTAATAATAAGAGATATGTTGGACAAGCTATAAATTTAAATGTTAGAATAAGAAATCATAAAGGCGAATTAAAGAAAAATAAAAGTGATTGTAAAGTTCTTCAGAACGCATATAATAAATATGGTTTGGACAATTTTAGAATTTGGATTGTTGAAGAATGTGAAGTTTGGGAATTAGATAATAGGGAAATATTTTGGATAAAAGAATTAAATTCACATAAAACTGAACATGGATATAATATTTCTTGGGGTGGTTCTGCTCCAATGAGAGGATTAAAACATTCTCAAGAATCTAGGAACAAAATATCTAAATATGGTAGATTATATCATCATGTTTCTGAAGAAGGAAGGCACAACATATCAATTGCAAATACAGGATATATTCCTTCCGAAGAAACAAGGGAAAAGATGGCCGAATCAGCAAAACATCGACCACCAAGATCAAAAGAAAGTCTAAAATTGTCATCTCTTATTATTAGTGGAGAAAATAATCCAAATTATGGCAAACTAAGAAATAAAGAGGTAAGATATAAAATATCAGAGTCCCATAAAGGAATGAAATACTCCGAGGAAACAAAACGAAAACAAAGTGAAAAAAGAAAGTTTTCAAAACATAAAGATGCGTCTAGTAAATATATTGGGGTATTTTTTATAAAAAAATCAAATAATTGGGAATCTAAAATACAATATAATAAAAAAACAATATATATTGGAAGGTTTGTAATAGAAGAAGACGCAGCATTGGCTTATAATAAAAAAGCAATTGATTTATATGGAGACGAAGCTAAACTAAATATTATAGAAAATAAAGGAGATTTATAATAGATGAAATATCAAAAAAATGTACTTAAGACCGATCTTGGTTCATACCGCCATTACTGGCGAGGAATTCCTAAGATTGGAAAAACAACGCTTTTCAGGGACGTTGTGATCCAGGCTTATGGAGATAGTAAATATGGTTTATTAATTTCTGCCGGAGTGGAAACGGGCTACAAGGCTTTAAGTGACATCGTTGCCGTAGAAGCCCCAACATGGGAAGATTTTGTTGAGATTGTTGACGATCTTGTTGAGAATAAAACCGATAATGAATTCCGTCTTGTAGCCCTAGACACCGTGGACGAATTGGTATCAATTGCTTCTGATAAAGTTCTTAAGATTCATTATCAACGTAAGGGTGAAAAAGCTTTTACTCTGAATAGCGCACTCGGAGGTTTTGGTCAAGCCCATATTATGGTTCAAGATTTAATTAATGATCAGATTCATAGACTTGAACTTGCAGGATACGGATTAGTTTTTATTAGTCATACTAAAGTAAAAGAGATTAAGGGCAAAACTGAGGAAGACACTTATAGTCAATTGACATCTAATATGGAAAGTCGATTTGATAAAATTTTTAGTGATAAAGCGGATTTAATTTGCACCTTTATGACTGTAAAAAATGTAAAAGATAATAAATTAGAAGGTACTTCTCGTTATATCTTCTTCCGCAATGATGGTTTTGTTGATGCGGGTACACGATTTGTTGATATGCCAGAAAAGGTAGAAATGTCTGCAAAAAATTATCTTGAGGCATTTAATCAGGGTGTTGTATCTTCATTTGGAAAACCCATGGACAAAGAAGAAATTGAAAAGATGCGTAAACAGGAAATTGCAAAACGAGATGAAGATGCATCAAAATATATAACTAAAGCCAAAACTGGTAGTGCTGAAAACGCCGATTATCTTAAAACATCTGAAGATTATATTTACTTAATTGATAAAGAAATTGCATCGTTAGATAAAGAGGGCAAGCGTCAAAAGCAAGAAGAACTTAAAGATAGCAATATCCCTACTAAATATAAAGAAATTACCGACATTGAAGTTCTAAAAACTATTTTAAAAGTTGTATCAAGTAGATAAATATTTCTTATGACTTTATAATGGGTGGGACTATAATAATATTGTCCTACCCATTATTATAATAAATATACTTACAAGGAAATATAAAAATGGAAATAAAAACAACTCGTAAATGCCATCTTTGTAAAGAAAATATTATTTTAGAAACTGATAAATTTATTGTTTACAAAGATGATGAATATTATCATTATGATTGTTTTATTACATTTATGAATAATAAAAAAAGAAATAAATTATCTTCTGAAGAAATTATAGATTTAGCTAAAAAATTACAATTACAAAGTTTTGATAAAACAAAAGATATTATAAATAAAAATCATCTATATAAATATTTACAGAAAAGATATGATATAGTATTTCTACCATCTTTCGTATTTATTAAATTTAATGATATTTTTAATGGAACATATAAAAACTTAAGTGAACCTGTTGAGGTAGAAGACTTATTAGATATGTGGCAAAGGAAAGAAAGTTACCTTGATAAAAATTATCAATGGAAATTGAGTAAGGGTGAGAGTATAGATGGGATGGGTAGGATGTGGTATGACCTTTCAATTTTGATGTCAAAAATTGGTAGTTATAAGAAATGGAAAGATGAACAAAAGGCGAATGAAATTATAAAAGAAGAATCTATTAAAGAAAATAAATTAAAAATAGATTATACTAAAGTTTATAATAAAAATAATAATAAAATTAATATTGAAGATATACTTGAGGAGATGTAAATTTGAGTGATATTGAAGAAAAAATTAAAAATATTCCAATGGAAATACTTGTAGTTGGAGCGATATTTAAACAGCCTGAGTTACTAGTAGAATATTCTTTTTATATTAAAAGCAAATATGATTTTTCGGATCAAGCCTGTTCTTTTTTATATAATAATGCAGAAATAATTTTTCAAAAAAGAACTCAAGAATTTACTCAATCTAATATTAATCTTTATATGGCAGAAGATAAAGAAAGATTAGAGTTATATAAAAAATATGGTGGTTGGAAAACAATTGAAGAATGGATGGACTTAGCATCTGTTGATGATTTTAAAAATTATTTTGATGTCCTTAAAAAATTTAGTCTCATAAGAGAATTCCATAGAAATGGATATGATGTTACAAAAATAATCAATCATCCTAAATTTAATGTTTTTACTGTAGAGGAAGTTTATAAAATTGTAAGAAGTAAAATTGATCGTATAAGAACTGTAATCATGAAAGATAATGATGTTCATATTCTTAATGAAAATATGACAAATATGATTGTTGGTTGTCTTGAAAACCCAGATATGGGTTTGCCATTACCATATAATTTATTAAGTGATATGATTAGAGGTATCAGATTACGTCAAGCAATGTGTGTTGGTATGTTAAGTAATGCGGGTAAATCTAGATTTATGTTTACTATTATTACATATATTGCATTAGTATTAAAACAAAAAGTATTTGTTCTCTTAAATGAGATGAGCATTTCCGAAATGAAATATTGTCTTTTGACAACAGTTTTAAATAATAAAGAATATTCACAATTAACAGGGATTAATATTGAAAAGAAGGAAAAAGAAATTACACTTGGTTTGTATATTGGAAATGATGGAAAATTTATTTATAGAAAGAAAGACGATGAAGGAAATAATATTGAATCTGTTGAAGAATTTGAAAAAAGACTAATTCAAAATTCTAATGAATATAAATCAGTTAAACAAGTTGCAGAATGGATTGAAAAAGAAACAGAAGGATTGATTTATGCTAAAGATGTTTCAATGTCATATGATGATAAAAATTTAAATTTTGAAATAACAAAAGCACATATGACAAATGGAATTGATTATTTCTTTTATGATACCTTGAAGAATGACACTAATACTTTGGGGGAATGGGCGAGTTTAATTGCGACAACTACAAAATTAAAAGAATTGGCGAATCAATTAAATGTATATATTTATGGATCGATACAATTGACCCCAGATACAGTGCAAATTCAACCTTTAGAATTAAATTCTATGAATATTAGTGCGTCTAAAGGTTTAAAAAATATTCTTGACATTTTATTTTTATGCAAAGAAATTAATAAAAAAGATTACCATAAATATTTTTATATTGATCCAACAGATATTGGAGGAGATTGGGGTGAACCACTTCAACGATCATTAGATTTAGATAAAAGATATTATTGTTTTGTTACAGATAAATTACGAAGTGGAGCAAAAAAAAACTTATTGTTTGATATTGACTTAAATCTTAACAGATGGCAAGAATGTGGAGAATTATTTTATAAATAATAAAGGATATTTATGGATTCATATCAACTTAAAGAATATATTATCGAAAATAATAAAGTAGAATTTATATTACAGGAATTGGGTTGTGTATCTATAAAATATCATAATGGATATTGGACTTGTGGAAATCCACCACCATCTGATAATAGGCAAGCAATTACTGTTTATAATAATGAATTTTTAAATGTTATTAACTATACTAAAGACCTTGGAACAGATAAATCAGATATCTTTACTTTAATAGAATATATTAATAAATGTAATTTCTTTGAAGCGATGTTGTGGTGTTGTAATATTTTAGAGATAGATTATTATCACAGCCCTACATTCGATCTTCCAGAATCGATTCGCATAACTAAAATGCTTATGAAGATGAAATCCAATGAAGAGGAAGAAGAAGATGATACACCTATTAGGGTTTTGGATGAGAAGGTTTTGAAATACTACAAAACCCCTTGCGTTAATGATATGTTCCTGAAGGATGGAATAAGTTATGATTGTCAAAAGGAATTTTTTATTGGTTATGATGAAGAAAGTAATAGAATAACCTTTCCGATATTTGATGAAATAAATTCACTCGTCTCGATTAAAGCAAGACTATTCAAAGAAGAACTGTCCGAAACTGACCAAAAATATATTTATCTTTATAAATGCCCCAGAAACAAAATACTTTTTGGTTTAAATAAAACTCATGATTATATTAAAGAAAATGGTATGGTATATATAAGTGAATCAGAAAAAGGTGTAATGCAACTATGGTCACACGAAGTAAAAAATAGTGTTGGAATTGGTGGAAAAAAGATAGGACGTAGACAAGTTGAAATGCTTTCAAGACTCAATGCTAATATCTGCTTTGCCTTCGATAAGGATGTTGATCAAAAAGAATTAGAAGATAAAGCTAATATGTTTGTAGATAGTATTCCAATTTATGCTATTATTGATACGGATAATATTTTAGAAGAAAAACAATCTCCCATGGATAATTTTGACAAATGGGAAATTTTAGTTAAAAATAATATATATAAAATAAAATGAGAAATGAGATTTAGTATAAATGAAATATAAATTAATAGGGAATACAACAAGTCAAAAAGAAAATTTTAATAATAATTATAATAATTTAATTGATAAAATTTTATTAAATCGTGGAATTTCAGATCCAACTCATTATTTAAATACTACAAATAAAGATTTATATTCTTATGAGTTATTAGATAATATTGACAAAGCAATAAAATGTTTATTGTCACATATTGAGAATAATGATAATATTTATATTCTTATTGATTCTGATGTTGACGGCGTTTGTTCTGCCGCAATGTTATATCAGTATTTAAAAGAAGTTTTTCCACAAATCAAATTATCATATATTTTACAAGATGGAAAACAACATGGATTAAATGAAAAAACAAATATTCCAGATAATACCCAATTACTTCTTACTCCAGATGCCTCTACAAACGATTTCAAGCAGTGTAAGATATTAAAAGACAAAGTAATTGATGTTATTGCATTAGATCACCACATAAAAAATGTAGATAACCCATATGCTATTATTGTGAACCCATATTGCAGTAAAGGTTATCCAAATTTTGATCTATCTGGTGGCGCAGTAACATATAAATTTTTGCAAGCTCTAGACGCAGAATTATGGAATGACAAAGCCGATAATTATTTAGATCTTGTTGCATTGTCTTTGATTTCAGATTCAATGAATCTTCAGATATTAGAAAATAAAAGACTTGTTGAATTAGGATTGTCTCAAATAAAAAATAAAGCATTTATTTCATTAATTAATAAGCAAAGCTTTTCTATTAGTGGTATAGTTAATATTATAAATATAAGTTTTTATATAACGCCACTTATTAACGCCACAATTCGATCTGGCGAAATGGAAGATAAAAAAAATTTATTTGAAGCTTTTTGTCAAATTGACCAAGAATTTGATTATACAAAAAATAGCAAAACAGAAACAGTAAAGGAAGATATTTATACTAGGATTGCACGAGTAGCTACAAATTTAAAAGCAAAACAAAATCGTGAAATTGATAAGGGTTTAGAAATTATTAATGAGGATATTAAAAAATATAATAGGAATGATAATAAAATATTGATGGCAAATGCTAGTGGGTTGGATAACAACTATATTGGACTTGTTGCTATGAAACTTTGTAACTTATATTCTAAGCCATGTATTTTATTACATGAATCAGAAAAAAGCAATAATTATTTTACCGGATCTATGAGAAATTATAATAATAGTCCTATTGAAAATTTTAAACAATTTATTGAAGAAACAAAATTATTTGATTTTGCACAGGGGCATAAAAACGCATGTGGGATTGGTGTGAAAAAGAATAATATTAAAAAAGCAATTGAACTTATGAATGAAAAACTAAAAGATGTTGATTTTGAAAAAGTTTACAAGGTAGATTTTGTTTTAGAGCCAGAAGAAGTAAGTATTAATTTTGTTCAAGAACTTGATAGATTAAAAGGTATTTGGTGTGGTACAATTGAAGAACCTTGTATTTTAGTTAAAAGTGTTAGGGCTAATACTAACGATATTGAATTAATGGGAAAAGAACAAAATACATGGAAATTTAAGTTAAATGAGGACGGAATAGGGTGTATCAAGTTTAAATGCAATAAAAATGATTTGATATTGAAATTAAAAGAAAATGAACCATTAGGAACTTGGATTGAATTAGAGATAGTGGTGAAGGTGAATATGAATTCATTCAACCAAATTCTTTCTCCGCAGGCAGTTGTGCAAGATTATAATTTAATTAAAAAAGGATAATATATGAGTTTTGTAAATCTACACGTCCATGACGCCATGGGATCACTTCTAGACTCAATTATGACAGTCGAACAAATTGTTGATTATGCTAAAAAGAACAATCAATCGTCTATTGCCATCACAAACCATGGATATCTTTCGTCCTTTGTTTCTTTTGGGAAGTACGCCAAAAAGAAAGGAATCAAGGCTATATATGGAGTAGAGCTATATGATGTTGATAATCCATTAGAAAAAGCAGATACTAAAGACTATCAACAAAAACGCTATCATCTTATTCTTCTTGCCAAGAATCATCAAGGACTATTAGATTTATTCAAAATTGTATCTACATCTTGCACAACATTTAGATACAAAAAACCATTGATGTCTGTTGATTGGATTAAAGAAAACAATCTTGGCAAAAATATTATTGCTCTTTCGGCATGTCAAGCTGGAAGAGTTAGTCGTTTGTTGATAAACGATAAAGAACAAGAGGCAAAAGAATTTGTAGAAAAGCTACAATCAATTTTCTCTTATGTTGCTTTAGAAATTCAATCTCATAGTACAGAGTCTCAAATCGAAGCTAATAAAAAGATATATTCTTTTGTTAATAAATATAACTATCCGTATGTTTTTACAACAGATGCCCATATGGTTAGCAAAGACCAACAAGAAACCCATTCTATTTTTGTTCAAATTAGTGAGGATCGTGAAGTTGGAGAGAGTTATACCGATTGTTTTCTTCAAAATAAAAATGATATAAAAGAAATTTTAGGAACACAATTCGAAGAAGAAGTTTTAATAAAAGGTATGGCAGAAACAACCAAAATATCTGACATGATTGAAGATATTGATATTGGATTGAATAAAGGTTCAACTATGCCTGTTGTCAAAATCCAAGAAGAATTCAAAAACAATGAAGAATATTTGAGGCATCTTGTTTATAAAGATTTTGATGTAAAATTTAAGAATATGTCAGAGGAGGATAAGCAAGTTAGGCGAGATAGGATTGAAACAGAACTTCCTATTTTATATAAGTCTAATTTCACAGACTATTTTATTATGCTTTATATGTTGGTGCAAGAATCAAACAATAGAGGTATTCCAAGGGGCTACAGCAGGGGATCTGGTGCGAATTGTTTATGTTTATATATGTTGGGAGTCACACAAATTGATTCTATTCGATGGGATTTAGACTTTTCTCGTTTTGCCAATTTGGGTAGAAAGAACCTTGCGGATTTTGACTGGGATATAAGCAAGCTAAGACGTAAAGAATTTGTTGAAATATCAGAACAACTATTTGGTAAAGAAAATGTCGCACCAATCTGCACTTTTAATACTTTGAGCACGAAGGTTGCGATTAGAGATATTGGCAAAGTTTTAAACGATAAAGAAATTTATAGTTTACCATATCCTTTACGTGATGAAACTTCAAAAATGATCCCCGTTATTGAAATTATTAATGAATCTGGCGAAAAACAAGAAAAAGAAATTAAATTAAAAGAAGCATTGTTGCAAAATAGTAAACTTGCAAAAATTGCAGAAGAATATCCATTGTGGATCAAGTATGTTGTAGAATTAGAGGGGCTTCCTAAATCTATGGGTCGTCACGCTGCAGGAACTTTAATTACTCCAACTCAAATTATAGATTATTGTCCAATTTGTCAAGATTCAGAAGGCAATATAATGACTCAAATTGAAATGCATTCAGCCATGGATGATTTGGGCTTAGTAAAAATGGATTATTTGGGTCTTGAAACTGTTGATATTGTTGACAATACCCTAAAGTTGGCCGGTTTAACTTGGGAAGATGTTAACATAAACAATATTGATCTTGATGATAAAAGGATCTATGATGAAGTATATAAAACTGGGAATACTACTGCTGTGTTTCAAATGGAATCGTTTGAAAGTAAGTCAATGTGTATTGACGCAGAAACAGACAATATAGAAGATGTTATTGCAATTAACGCATTTAATCGTCCAGGTACAAAAGAAAGTTTTCCAATATATTGTTTTAATAAAAAAAATCCAAACAACATTGATGTTCTTCATCCAGATTTAAGAGAGATTTTTAGTAAAACATATTTTGTTTTATTGTATCAAGAACAAGCTTTACAAATGTTTCGCTACGCAGGTTTTCCAGAAGATGAAGTAGACAATGCTCGTAGATGTATAGACGAAAATTCATTAATTTTTATGGCGGACGGTAATAGAAAAAAAATAAAAGACATTTGTATTGGGGACATAATTGTTTCTGTAAATAAAAACAATGTCATGGAGAACAAAAAAGTAATAAATGTTTTTGACAATGGATATTCCAAAACATATAAAATTACTACACAACAAGGGAATTCAATCATTGCAACAAATAATCATAAAGTTTTGACTCAAAATGGATGGAAAGAAATAAAAGAATTATCTTTGAGTGATTATATTATGACTCCAAAAACTTTTCATTCTTTAAAAGACAATATTCATCCAAGGTATAAACCTTCTGAAGAAACAATGTTTATGTTGGGATTGTTAATTGGGGATGGATCAATTGGAAATGAAGATCACATTCATTTCACAAATCATGAAGAAGTTTTAATTAATAAATTTCAAAAATGTATATCTATGCTTTCTAGAAGTAATAAAGAATGTGAATTTACAACAACAAAACAAGTTGGGGTAAATGTTGATTATATATATTCTTCATATGTTAAAACCGATGAGTATAAAAAAGAATTATTAAAATTATTAATAAAATTTAATTTAATACAATTTGCTGGAGCAAAAAGAATTCCAGACGAATTTATGTTGTACCCTATTGGTGGTAAATTAAAAAACTTAATTGCAGGTCTTTTTAATACTGATGGCGGATATAATATTCAGAATACAATGATACAATACTATACAACAAGTAAAGAATTAGCATATCAAATAAAGTCTTTATTGTTCAAATATAATATATATTCTTATATTGATGCAAAAATAGTAAAAGATTATAATTATTTATGTTATACTGTTGAAATAAGACAAAATGAATCATTGATTTCTTTTGAAAAAAATATTCTTCCACAAATCGTTGGAGAGAAATATAATCAATATAAATATATAATTGATAAATCAAAAAAGATTAAAGACAGATATGATTTTATTCTTCCAGAAGAATACTATAAGGAAATTTTATTTTCATCAGAACAACAAAATAAAAGTTTCTCAGATATAAGCAATTATATTGGAGGATATAAGTACAATGGATTTAAATTAAATAAAAATGCTGCAATAACAAATAAAAAAGCAAAGAATATTATCAATTATATTTATGCTCCAAGGACATATGAATTACTTTTGGCAGAATATATCCCGTTAAAGGTTGAAAAAATAGAAGAAAACGAATCTTGTCATGTTTTTGATATTGAAGTTGAAGATAACCATAATTATATAGCAAATGAATTAATTGTTCATAATTGCATTGGGAAAAAAGAAAAGAAATCTATGGAGAAATTACAAGTCCAATTAGAAAATGGTCTTAAAAATAAAGGATGGAATGAAAATCAAATTGAAAAAATGTGGCAATTGTTATTAAAGCAGGCAGAATATTCTTTTGGAAGAGGTCATTCAGTCGCATATTCGCTTATGAGTTATCTTACCGCCTATCTAAAAACATATTATCCTTGTGAGTTTTTTGCATCTTGTTTGTCTGCAAAATCAGATAATTTACCAAAATTAAGTGTACTTATAAATGAATGTCAAAGACTAAATATTAAAATACTTCCACCAAACATTAATAAATCTGGTAAAGAATTTACTCCATTAAAAGATAAAAATTCAATTTTATTTGGATTGCTAGGAATTAAAGGAATTGGAGAAACGCTTGTTGAAAAAATTATTGAAGAAAAAAACATTAAACCTTTTGAAAATATAAATGATTTTATATTGAGAACTGGCGCTTCTATTTCGCAAATTGTTTGTTTGGTTAAAGCAGGAGCAATTCCCACAAAAAACAAAAAAGATTTTATGCTAAAATACGCTTCATCTTTATTTGATAAAAAAGAATATTCTCCTGTTGGATCAACTCCTTCTGCAAAAATATTATTAGAAAGATGGGGATTGGATATAAACAAAATTGAAAAAGATAAACGTTTATTGGAATACAACAAAATAAGAGAAAAAGAATATAAAATTTCTCAACAAATAAAATTCGACAAACATATTGTTTCTTTTGAAGAAAAATATTTACAAGACGAAGATCTTTGGGAATATCAAACACTATCAATGTTCTTGTCAAACAATCCATTTGAAGAAAGTCAAAAGTATATCAGAAATATTGAAGAGGTTGAAGTAAAACAAAAAGGTGTTGTCATTGGAGTTATTTCTGAAATTACAAAAAGAAATGATAAAAATGGCAAGCAATTCGCTTATCTGAAAATATTTTCAACATTTGATGTTATTGAAATTATTGTTTGGCATACCCAATATAGTTCATTTCAAGACCTCATAAAAAAGGGACAACAAATCGCCATCCTTTGTAAAAAAACAGATGACAATCGTTTAGTTGCCGAATCCATAAAAACATATGATAAGTGGTTAGAAGATAGAAAAATAAAAAAATAAAATTATAAAATTATATCTATAAGAACTTTGAAAAAACTCTTGACAAAATAAACAAAGTGTGATATTATTATATGATATAATAATATTATAAACACACAAAGGAAAAGAAATTGGAACTTATCTCAAAACCAGACACAACTACAATATATGAATTTAAAATGACCCCTATAGTAGAGCTTTATTATAATGAAGACTCAATTTATGGGGTCTATAAATTCTATACCCAACAATCATCTTTACCAACAACTAAAGAAATTGAATCATATGATTTTGAAACCAATGAAATGAAAATAAAATTTGAGGGTATGCTTACCGGCAAAACTCAAAAATTAACATTAGGGACAGAGTATGAGGTTAAAGCAAAATTAGAGTTTTCAAAAAAATATAAAAATTATAATTATGTGCCTGTTAATGTTACACAACCAATGCCAAAAAGTATTGACGAACAAAGAAAATTTTTACAATCTGTTTGTACTACATTGCAGGCAAATATTTTATTAGAGCAATATCCAAATGTAGTACAAATGATTATTGATGGTAAAGAAAATGAAATTGATTTAAATAAAACTAAAGGTATTAAAGAAATAACTTTTGAAAATATAAAAAATAAAGTTTTAGATAATTATACTATTTCTGATATGATTGCTCTTTTAGCACCATTAGGAATTTCCTTCTCTAAAATTAAAAAGTTATTAGGAAATGAACCCAACCCTACAATATTAAAAGAAAAAATTTTAAATGACCCATATATTTTAAATGATATTGATGGAATTAGTTTTAAAATGGTTGATAAAATTGCTATTGGAATAAATCCAGAATTTTTAGTGTCTAAGAAACGTTTAATTTCTTTTATTAAAAATTATTTAAGAGATGTTGGTGAGAGCGATGGACATACATGGGTTTTATATGAAGAATTAGAAAATAATATACGAGATAATATAAATGAATGTATTGATTTATTTAATGATGTTATAGAAGAACAAAAAGAATATGAAACTTTTTTACATATTTATGATCAAGGAAGCAAAAATAAAAAAAATTGGATGATTGGAATTTTACATTTTTATATTATTGAAAAAGAAATTTGGGATATTATAAACGAATTAAATTCAAGTGAACCTTTACCAATTACCCAAAAAGATATTGAAAATGGTATTAAAATTAGTGAAGAAGACCAAAAATTTTTATATACCGAAGAACAAAAACAGATTCTTGTTAATATTACAAAAAATAATTTTAATTTATTGACAGGTCGAGCAGGCACAGGAAAATCTTCAATATCTCGTGGTATTTTAAATATATATTCAAAATATAATATTGCTTGTGCAACTCTTAGTGCTAAAGCAGCAATTCGTTTACAAGAGACAAGTGGATTTCAAACTCAAACCTTGCATCGACTTTTAGGAGCACAAGGACTAAACAGATTTACTTATAATGAAGAATTTAAATTGCCTTATGATATAATTCTTTTGGATGAAGTATCAATGTTAAATGGTTATCTTATTGTATCTTTGTTGAAAGCAGTAAATAAAAATTGTAAAGTTGTTATGGTAGGAGATTCTTCGCAACTTCCGCCGATAGGTTATGCTAATGTATTTTCAGATCTTCTTATAAAAGAAAATTTACAAATAAATATTCTTACAAAAATTCATCGTCAAGCTGAAAAATCGGGAATTATCATGGATGGCAATATGATTAGAAATGGAAAAAATCCAGTACCACAAAAGAGTTTTAAAACTGTTCATGGAGAATTAGAGGATATGTTTTATATGTTTAGAAGTTCTCGTGAAGAATTAAATGATCTTGCTATAAAAACATTCCTTAAAACAATTGAGTCAGACGGACAAGATAATGTTATTATTCTTACACCAAGAAAAAAAGGATGTATAAATTCAACAAAAGAAATAAATAAAACTATTCAAAATATTTTATTAAAAGATGAAAATAGGGAAATAAAATATGGAGAAGCAATATATAAAATTGGTTCTAAAATTATAAATATTAAAAATGATTATAATAAAGATATTATGAA